GTTTTTACTAGATAAGCAACTTTAAGTGCTGTCTAGTATATTACCATTAAAAAGATGTGAAAGTGCCTAAAACGGCTAAAGGGGGTTATAAATTTAGCAATAAAATCACTAAAATTATAAGCATATACATTAAAAATATGTTGGTTGATTGGTTTTCCTTCATTACAAAGGCATTAAAAGATTGATTGGAGTTTGACCATTATTGAGAACTACTGCACAACCAACAGCAGGTCTTTTACCATATTTAGCGTAAGCCATAGCATACGACTTATGATTGATACCACAACCAACTTGAGTTCCATAAACTCTGAACTTCTTGCCGACATAGTGTTCTGTATAACATTGCGTATGTAAATGTCCTTGTACTGTATTCATCATATCAGCACGACACTTAGTACGAGCCGTTCCGCCTTCACCATGAATATATTGTACTCCGTCTAGTTCGTATCGTTCAACAAAGTTCCAATTAGGAGTTTCTAAGACTTCTTTAAAAGATTTAATCCATTTAGAAGGAATAGAGGAAGTCTGAGCCTTACGCATTATGATTCTGTCATGGTTTCCTATTATAACTGTAGCCATAGGAAAAGCGTCACGCCATCTTCCTATTTTCTTAATAGCCAATTCTAGCTCATCTAAGCCACCCATTCCATCTGCTGAAGCTTCGTGATAGCTTGAGTAATGATTGTCTATTACATCACCTATAAATACAACCTCTGTGCAGTTATAAGCATAGTATTGTTCTATACAGAAGTCTAAGTAGCCATCTAAACAGAATGGCTCATGCAAGTCACCGATAACTAGAACATTTCTAGTCTCGGCTTCTCGCATCTTTTCTAGTGCCACTATTTCGTGTGGCTTTAATCTGTATCTGTTACTTTTTAGCGACATCAGCTATTCCCTGACCTACAATTAAAGTAAGGATTGCGTAGTATAAATCTTTTGCAGTTGTTTCATCAACTCCTAAGTAAGTAACTAAAGCAGGTACTACTACAGAACTAACTGCGTACCAAAACTTCTTACTTTTTACCATTTGACCGATAAGGTACTTCTCTAAAAACTTTTTCATAACTATTTATTTTTGATTATTAAATTAATATTTTCTCCGCCCAAATTTAGTATTTCTTTGATTAGTAAGTCCATAGCTAACCTAGAGTTTTCAACAACGTCCTGTTGACGACCGTTCCCCACTAGAATACAACCGCTTGTATCTTTAGCTGTGTTACCTATATGAAATAAGATATAACTTCTATTAGGCACATCCTGAACTAATAAATGCAAGTAATCCCTAGTTGCTGATTCTCTTGCTAATCTAAGTCTAACTTTGTATTGTCCTTCAGGAATACAGCTTATGTTTCTTTCGTTATTAATATAAGGATTTTCTAAGGTATCACAGAAACTTTCACCATTGATAAAAAGCCTACCAATAGTGCTTTCTTTTGTAAAAGTATCTCTAATGATTAAAAGATTAACGCCCTTGACCTCTGTAGGCTTTTTTATAGCCGTTCTGTCCTTTACTTGCGTTTTTGGAGTGTACTCCCTTTCGTTTCTTTTTAACGCTCTTAAAACCGCTTGTAATAACTTTACGAGCCATCTATTTAGATTTTTCAAATTGAATGAATTTATATATAGTGAAACTTATAGCTAGAACTAGAGACACTAGCGTTAGTATTTCGTTACAGTCTGTTATACTGAACGCTATTGCTGAGGTGTTAGCTAACCCTACTTGTAGCGTGTCTTTTACTTCTGTCATTTTGTTTTGTTTTTTTATCTAAGTAAGTCTTTAGCTTAGTAACATTTTTAAGTTTAGGTTTATAGTATTTCTTCATTATGAGTAATCAGAAGCGTTTAAAAAGTTTCTTAAAGTAAGTTTAGTTCCCTGCTGCATTGGTTTTTCTAGGTTCATACCATTATAGTAAGCGTTTCTATCAGGACTTATGTCTGCACCTGAGTTTGTATTGTATTCAGGAAAAAGAGTTATATTGTTAGTGATATACTTAATCATTCGTTCTGTAAAGTATTCAGCATTGTTTCTCACTTCTTCTCTAAGGTGCTGAGCTTCTTCTGTAGATAAAGCTGTTCCTGTTTCTGAAGTCTTAGAATATATGTTACCGTTTTCCGTTTTAAAGCGTAAATAAGGTATGCACATATGAAATGCCCAAGAAGGCAAACAGTCGCCAATATACTCATCTACTAAAGTCTTGTATGCTTCATTACCTACGTTTCCTATTGTACCTGCTGTAATTAAACTTTCTAATTTTTCGTAAAGTGTAGTTCCTAGTTTTGGTTCTATATAAATACGCTGTGCCTGTAAAATATACGGGAGGATTGTATTTGGGTCTACATTTAAGTTGATTGCTGTGCTGTCTTTCAGCTTGCTTTCTGATATAAATAATACGTATGCCATAGTTAGTTGTAATATCCGTTATTTTCCATTCTTTGTGGTGCTATTGCTACTAGCTTGTCGTTTCTTTCAGCTGTAAACCCTTCAGACCTTGCCTTAGTGTAGCCAATCACTTGTGCGTCTGAAATAGGTTGCTTTGCATTTCTTAATGAAGTCTTGTAAATTCTACGCAAGAAGAAATGTCTGCATTGAGGTCCGCCTTTGTAGAGAAAAATATTATACTTTTGAGTGCCACCAATTCCAAATCCTTTATTTACTACTTGACTATTAGCATTTACCAAATCTTCCTTAGTATAAATTTTATTAGCCGATACCATATCTCTACAAAAATCTCTGCTTGTTCCTGACTTGTTAGTTAAGAAGTTATCAGTAGCATATACATATCTAACTTTATAATATTCGTTATAAGACCTATTTACTCCATCTTGACTACTTCTTTTATTAGGTGTTGCATTTACTGCTGAAGCAAGTTCTAGCTTTTCATTAGCTTCTTTATTTAATACTTGCTCAAAGTTAAAGTCATTATGTTCTCCATCTACTACTTCTTCATCTACCAATTCCCAATCTTCAGGCATATCTTCTCCAAATTCTTCAATCCACTTAGAAAGCTCTGTAGCTTCTGTATGTCCTTCGCAAGCCATATAAACTGTCTTACCTTCTAATTCGTGTTCGTGATACCCTTTGCACCCCATAGTTATTGAATGAGCTTCAGCTTCTTCTATTGTATTAAAAACAGGTTTACCGTCTATCATTCCAACTTTTGAAAAGTCCTCTCTTACTTCTACATCAGGAATTGGTTTCAATCCGAGCTCCTCACGTATTTCTTGCTCAGTCATAACTGCTTTCAAGTCTTCAGAAGTAAACTCAACTGTAATAGGTTTTAACTGTACAAAACTTACAGGCAAGTCTATATTGTTTACTGAGAATATAGTCTGTAAAGTGTCTAAGATGTGAAGCTGCATAGGTTGTACTACAGTATTTAAGTAGAAGTTTGCGGCTGCGTTAAGCTCGTCTACGTTTGAGCCAAGTCCTGTATCTGACTTAATTCCCATAAGCATAGGGCTAGTTACTCTGTGTCCTGTAAGGATGTTTTGAACCAATAGCTCCTGAAGTGCTAAGTATTGTTCAGAAGCGTTTGAAACAGCTATAGGAGTTATCTCAGGTGTTCTTGTCTTATCGTCTGAGAACGTCAAAATAAATTTGCCCGAATTACGAGCGCCCGAAAATTTATCAGTAAGACTTTGTTCTATCTGAAATCTTTCCTCTTGCGTAGGAACACCATTAGCAAAAGAAATAAAGTAGCTCCCACTAAATCCATTCTCTATATTGTTTAAATGAAACTCTGCAACTCTTTGATCTACTAAAGCCCAATTATTTGCAGCTATGTAATCAGGTGTATGATAGCAGTCCATATTAGGACTGTAAGCGCCTGTATAAAGTAATTGACTTGTTGCTGTTCTATCGTTAGTATTAAACGCTGCTATCTCAGTTGGTGGATTTTCTCTTTCATTAGCCCAATTAGAAGATATATAGTAAGTATCAATTTGCCCTAAGTTATTTGGTATTCCTGCTCTTACCCTCTCAACAGGTACGTGATAGACTTCAACGATTTTCGTTCTTTCAGTATTCCATATAATAT